CTGAACTGCTGGACATGTTGCATGAACGTGGACTGCGACACATCACTTTTGAAACCAACGGCACTCAAGAACTCACAAGAGAATTCAAACAATATCTGTCAAACTGGTTTGGCGAGATCACATTCTCAGTAAGTCCCAAACTCACTGTCAGTGGCGAAAAGTATGAAGATGCTATCAAGCCTGACATTATTTGGGAGTATGAAACTCACGGCGTTACATATTTGAAATTTGTGGTTGGTCACATTGACGACTTCAAAGAGCTTGATGTGGTTGTTGACGACTATCGAAACCGTGGATTTGGTGGGCCAGTTTTTGTGATGCCAGTTGGCGGAGTTGTCAGTGTGTATGATGGCAATAGAATTCACGTGGCTGACGAAGCACTCAAGCGTGGTTACTGGTACAGCCCACGGTTGCATGTGGACCTTTGGGGCAATGGATGGGGCAAATAAATGTCCGAAACAAAAAAACGCACAGTGGTAAGGATGCTTACCTATAGATTGACAGCATGGCTGTTTACAATCTTTTGGACTTACTTGTTCACAGGCAATTTGGGAAATTCAGCAGGATTTGCTACAGCATTGCATGTTCTATTGAGTGTTGACTACTACATACACGAACGTATTTGGTTGAAAATTAAATGGGGCAGGACTGATGTTTGATTGTGTGTTGGTCAATGGCGATAGCTATACTCGACTTGGTGAACACAAAGTATACAGCGATTTCTTGGCCGAAGACTTGGGGGTTCCAGTGTTCAACGTTGCGCGAGAAGGCAGTAATAACAAAAGAATAACACGAAGTACAATTGAACACCTGATAGAATTAAAAAAAAACTTTGCAAAGCCATTGGTTGTTGTTGGATGGAGTTTTATCAAAAGAATTGAAGTTTGGTACTATGGAGACAATGCACAAGTTATCAATCGAATTCCAGATCGCAATCAAGGACCAGATCATCTTGAACCAAGATTGATCACGTTGAACATGCTGCTAAACTTGAATCAAGCCACATTAGAACAAAAATGTTTGATTACAGAAGATCTGTTTGTTCACAAGCAACTGATAGATTTTTATACAGATTTGTACATGCTGGCTCACACTGTTGAATCAATGGGTAGTGAGTTTTTTTGTTTTTCGGCAGCAAAAAATACTGAAATTCCAATTTCAAGTTTTCCGTACATAGAATCAATGAAGCAAGTTCAATGGTGCATGAATAACAAAAATATTCATCAACTGCATGACTTTTGCATTGTAAACTGGGCTCAAGAACATGACCCCGACCGTCACCCTGTTACTGGACACCTAAGCGAACAAGGGCACAAAAATTTTGCCGTAATGGTAAAAGATTGGATACACCTGTTAAATGGGTAAATTGAATAATGTATTTGGATGGAATATTTGATATGTTTGATTGGTTTAAGAAATCTCAAAAGAAACCGCCACCGGCGGTAGAAAAAGTCACTAAGCCTAAGGTTGCTGAACCACCGGCTAAAACTGAAAAACAACTTGCTACTGAAAAGGGAGAACCTTACGTGGCTGTGCTCAGTATGGATGTGGACCCTAATAATCTGCACCAAGGTGCATTTGAACTGGATTGGAATGAAATCTTTGTGGCTCGACTGGTAAAAGCTGGCTACATGATGAAGCCCACAGATACTGATGGGGACATTGTTGACCGTTGGTTTCAAAATGTATGCCGCCATGTTGTAATGGAAACATGGGAACAAGAACAAGCTATCAAGAACTCCGGCATGTATGTTCAAAAGCGAGATCTTGGCGATGGCAGGAGCGAGGTATCATGATATTCAATCACATCAAACAACTCAAAGCAGAAGGCAAAAAAATTGGCATCACTTTCTCAACCTTTGACATGCTCCACGCAGGCCACATTGCCATGCTTTCTGAAGCAAAAAATCACTGTGACTACCTCATCTGTGGGCTCCAAACGGACCCAACTATCGATAGGCCTGAGACTAAGAATCGTCCGATACAAAGTATTGTGGAGAGACAGATACAGCTGGCTGCATGCCGTTACGTTGATGAAGTTGTTGTGTACCAAACCGAACAGGATCTACGTGACCTTCTGTTAATCCTGCCATTAGATGTTCGTGTACTAGGAGTAGAATACGAACACAAAGACTTTACCGGTCGCGACGAATGCTATGACCGCGGGATTGAACTAGTATTCAACGGCCGAGATCATTCGTTCTCATCTAGCAGTCTCCGCAAGCGTGTGGTAGCTGCTGAAACAGAAAAAGTATTGTTACAGAAATGATATTGTACGTGAATGGTTGCAGCCATACAGCGGCTGCCGAGGCAGTGGTGCCCGATGTGTTTGCTGTGGATGATGGTAGATATGGCATTGATCGCAGACCTCATCCAATCAATTTGGAAGCCAGCTGGGGCCGACACCTGAGCCGAATGCTCAACACTGAATTTTACTGTGATGCCGAAACAGCAGCCAGCAATGATCGTATACTGCGCACTACCACAGATTGGATTCACAACAACTATTCTCGACTGTATGATACTGTGATGGTGATTCAATGGACTACTTGGGAACGAGAAGAATGGGTTTATGAAGGCCGACACTACCAAGTAAACGCCAGCGGTGTAGACATGGTGCCATCAGAGCTTGAAGATAGATATCGTCAGTACATTTTGGATGTGAATTGGACTCAAAAAACAGATGAATGGCACAATAAAATCTGGCACCTACATTGCAAATTAAAAGACCTCAATGTAAGGCATCTTTTTTACAGCGGCAACAGTACCTTTGGTGATTTGCCAAATCAACGAGATTGGCAAAATCACTACATTCAACCGTACTCAAACGAGCACAGTTGGAATGCCATACTAAAAAACAACGGATTCGAGCATGTGAATCCCAAAAGTTATCACTTTGGAGCCAATGGCCATAGATTTTGGTCGGAATATGTGTTACACTACATGAAGCAACACAAACTTCTGGACCGCCCTAATGAAATATCTACTGATTGATACTGCCAACATGTTCTTCCGTGCCCGCCATTCGGCACACAGGGCCAGTGACACATGGACTAAATTGGGCTTTGCACTACACTTGACCATGATGAGCGCCAACAAGGTAGCTAGGCGCTTTGGTGTAGATCATGTGGTTTTCGCACTAGAAGGTCGCTCCTGGCGCAAAGACCACTACAAACCCTACAAAGCCAATCGTGCTGTGGCCCGTGGTGCCATGAGTGAAACTGAAGCAGAAGAGGACAAGTTGTTTTGGGAGACCTATGATGAGCTGACTAAATACTTGTCTGAGAAAACAAATTGTAGCGTAATTCGTTGCGCAACAGCAGAAGCGGACGATATCATAGGACGCTGGATTGCACTACACCCCCAAGATGAACATATTATTGTCAGCAGTGATTCAGACTTCGTTCAGTTGGTTGCACCCAATTGTCAATTATACAACGGTATAAACGATCACCTGTTCAGTGTTGACGGCGTAACAGATGCCAAAGGCAACAAATTGAGTTTCACAATCGAAAGCAATTCAAAGATCAAAGTAGGCAAAGCCGACAAGAGCTTTGTGGCCCCAACTGACTATCAGAAATGGGTGCTGTTCTTGAAATGTGTGCGCGGTGATCCCGGCGACAATGTGTTCTCAGCATACCCTGGTGCACCAGTAAAAGGCACAAAGAATCGTGTGGGCATTACAGAAGCATTTGAAGATCGCAACAAAAAAGGCTACAATTGGAACAATCTCATGTTGCAACGTTGGACCGATCACGAAGAAAAAGAACACAAGGTGCTCGAAGACTACGAACGCAATGTCACACTAATTGACCTTACTGCACAACCACAAGAAGTAAAAGATACTGTGGATGCTGTGATTGGTGAACAAGTCAGTAACAAAGACATAGGGATGGTGGGCGCACACTTTCTCAAGTTCTGTGGCAAGTATGAACTTACCAAGCTGAGTGACCAAGCCGAACCAATTGGTCGCTGGCTGAATCAAACATATCAAGGAGTGTTAAAATGATAGTAGCAAAACCGGTAATTGACAATCAATACTGGATCCTCAAACAAGACGATGAAAAAATTGGCAACGTTCAAGCTGTAGATGGTGGGTTTGCTCTTACCATCCGCAACAAGGTTGCTAAATTTAAAACCATTCGAATGTTGCGCCGACAGGCCAACATTGAATTTGCTGAACCAGAACATGTCACGCCTATTCCAAAAGATCGTGTGCATGGTTATCCTACAGGTTGCCGAACACACAATGGCATGTGGAATGTGCAGTTAAAATTGCCGTTGTTTACCAAAACAACCAAAAGCAAATCATGGTTTGCTGCCGGATGGTATTCGATCAAACAACATCGCAGTTGGAAAGTGCTACAGAATCCCAAACTAATTGTGCTAGAACGTTATACCTATCAAGGCCCATTTTACACCGAGGAGCAGGCACGTGACCAATCCGTTTCGTGATCAAGAAAAATTTATGAAGTCTTGCGACCAAAGTGTCAACGAGTTTAACAAAGATCAATTTAACTTGTATGTTACATTGATTGAAGAAGAAGCCAACGAATTGGCTGATGCAATCACAGCACACGACCAAGTCGAAACTGTTGATGCACTTATTGACATTTTGGTTGTTACTATTGGTGCATTACACAGTATGGGCGCAGATGCCGAAGGTGCTTGGAAAGAAGTTATGGCTACCAACTTTGCCAAGATCGACCGAGACACTGGCAAGGTTCGCAAACGTGAAGATGGTAAAGTACTCAAACCTGTGGGCTGGACTCCTCCTGATCTCAAACCATATCTTAAAAAATGAGTTTACACATACACCGATTTATTGATTCTATCAAGGCCCATGAGTCACGCAACCAACGTGATTTTATCATGACTCTTCGTGACGCCAAGGACCTACATGCAGACATTACCAAACTATTGGTAACTTTGGAAGAACTACGGTCAAACACTGCTACAAATTCCAATGAAGTGATTACAGTAGAACTTGCAGGCGGAAGCTTCAAAAACACCTAGTTTATTAGATAAATAAACTTGGGAGAAAATATGAGTAGACCCAAACCGCTAGTTCTAATTGAGCACACTGAGAAACAA